CCCGCCGTGAACAGTTCGCCTTCCCATTCCTTCTTGGCTGGATTCATGCAGGTGATGCGAATGCGCACCAGCTCATTGGCTTCCTTTTTCTTGCGCAGGCGACGCTGGTTCAGCGTTTCGGGTGCGACAACAGCCGGTTCAGGATCGGATTGCGGCTCGGGTTGAGCACCTGGCGTGGTTTCCGGTTCGGGATCTGGGGTATTGACCACAGGACCTTCAGTGTTCAGCGCAGCGGTGACTTTTTCACGCAGCTTGTCCACACCGATCGAAGGATGGTAGGTCAGGCCCATCTGATCGGCACGTGCCTTCAGTGTGGTCAGTTCATCCGGAATCGGAAGGTCATTGGTATCGGTAACGGAGTCGGTCATTGCGATTTCCTTAAGATATGTAAGGTACTACTTGTTCTTTGAAAAAGGAGAGAGGATCACTCCCCTCTCCCTGAATCACTTCATCAGGCCGATTACAGCTTGGCCGAGGTACGGATCACGGCGATGCGTTCAGGACGCAGGACCATGAAGCCGTAGTACCACTTGATCGACATGAAGCCGGTCTCACCGTATGGATCGGTGCGGTCAGCAGTTGCTTCACCAGGCGGTTTGTGGGTGATTTTGAACTTCACGGTCTTGCCGTCGGTCTGGAAGCCGATGGTGGTGAACGATGCGTCGCCCACAACCAGCATCGGGAAGACGTCGTAGCGACCGTTGGTTTCGTACATGGTGGCATCGGCCGAAGCGTCAGCACCTGCACCAGCCCACTTCATCATTTCAGGTACCACAACCACGCGGAACTGGTCGATTGCACCAGCTTCACCGGTGACGGTGGTACCGCCAGCAGCGTACTTCTGGATTTCGATGAAAGCCGGATTGCCGTGCAGGTCGACCATCGCACGGATGGTTGGCAGCAGCTCGGAGCCGATGTACATCACACGGGCAGCTGGCAGCACGCGGGTATCGACCAGGCGGGTGCCGGTGATGACCGTGGTGTGCTTCGGCGTACGGTTGTTGTCCAGGTCGATCGACAGGCGCATGATGTCGCCGTAGCTCACCAGGTCGGCCGAGCCGACTTCAGCGTTCGAGGTTGCATCGCCAGCATACTTGATCACGCCAGCAGCGTTGATCAGGTCGATCTGCAGTGCGTCTTCGGTGATCTCGTTGGCACCGCTCACCATTTCGCGATTGATGTGGGTCATCAGTTCCGCATCGGAGTCGAAATCCATCGATTCCTGGGTGTATTCGTCGAAGAAGCCGAACTTCTCGAAGGTACCTTCCAGTTCCTTACGCTTGAAGCCGACACGGTTGACGCGGCCACCGTTTTCAGACAGGGCTGGCATCTTGCCGGAGATAGTACCGATGTCTTTCGACGAACCATACAGGTTACCTGAGCCCTGCTGAGCAGTGGCACCCAGGTTCAGTGCCAGGATGGCATTGGCCTTGGTCAGGGTAGCGACCTTGAAGGTCAGCGAGCCGGTCACCGTGATGGTTGCCAGACCGGTACCACCGGAGCCGTCAGCACCGGCGACAGCAGTGACGCCTTCCAGGTTGTCCTGGATCGCAGTAACGGCAGCAGCCTTGGTTGCGTTGGCGATGGCCAGCACACCACGCGGCAGCGTGACGTAGTACTGAGCGGCAGTGATGGCGACACCGGCAGCGTCGATACCCTGGTCGTTCAAGTTCTGCGCGTCGAGCAGCGGGATGTAGTGGAAGCGCTTGATCTTCTTGCCCATGTGCTTCGGCATCGAGGTGACGTCGGCGAGCTGGGTGAAGTACTGGCTCTTGCGAGCTTCGATCAGCGCCTGCTTCTGGTAGTAGAAGTCAGCGAGCTGATTGCCGATGGTGGAGGGATCACCACCAGCTGGGTCGTTATATTCGCGGGCCATAATTTGTTACCTTTCGTTTTTAATTTCAGAGGAATTTGGATTGCACTTGTTTTTCAAACTCCGCATCCGATAAAGCCAGGGGGTTGAAGTCCTTGGCCGCGGCAGTTGCGGGTGCAGCAGGCTTTGTAGCGCTGGCTGCGAGTTTTTTGTCTTTCAGGGCAGGGTCGTCTTCCTTCTTCGGTTTCGGAGTTACCACCACAGGCGCCGGGGCAGTTTGGGTATCTTTGGTTTTCGAAGCCAAATGATCAAACCCGCCACGCGCATGGATAGCATCACCGACTTGCCGGTAGGCTTCCAGATCACTCAGGCCACGCAAGCGACCAAACGTTTTTTCGCGTTCCACTTCCGCAGCTACCAGGTCATAGATGCCCATTTCCATGTGGCCGTTAATGACTTTCAGGATTTGCGGTTGTGCAGCGATAGTCTGTTTGCTGGTGCCGTCCCACTTGCTGGACACAACTTCGAGAGTCCGGGCGTAATGCGGAGAGTCTTTCAACTCGTCCAGCGTTGCGTCCAGTTCCATCTCTTGGTCGGTAACAGTGTGGTTACCCGGCTTGTACGCGCTTGCTTTGTCAGCGGTCAGATCCAGAGGATCGATACCGCTGTCTTTCACCAGCTTATTGATTGCTTCCGGATTCTTCTTGTCCAGATCAATCAAGAAGCTCAGCTTCTCTTCGCTCAGGAGTCCGTTGTTCTCCAGGAGCTTCATCAGTTTCAGGTTCGGCTTGAGGCCGGCCATCTTCTTGTTGTAATTGGCACCCATCTGCATCAGGGCGATGGCGTCGTCCACATTATCGACCTTGAAGTCACGACCGTTGGCCTTGAAGCCAGCAGTCAAACGTTCGTATTCGGCCTTGTAGTCGATTTCTTTCGGTGCAGCGGCCGGATCAGCCTTGGCCGGGTCGGTTACAAGGGGTACTGCTTTGCCTGCAGGATCAGCCTTGTCAGCCGCAGGTTTGTCAACTTCCTTGCCTTTGCCATCTTCACCAGTACCAGCCTTCGTAGCATCAGGACTGGTGCCCTTGTCGACTTCCGTACCAGGTTGTTTGGTTTCATCGGCCCCATCCGCATCGGTTTTGTCGTCAGCATCGTCCTTGGCAGCATCGGTAGCGGCTTTGGCATCAGGATCGCCTGAACCGCTGCCAGCTCCATCCTCGCTCGCAGAATCGCTTCCGGATTTGTCGTCGCCTGCGGCTCCGACATCCTTCTGCGTTTCCGCTCCCTCGGCTGGTGCAGCCATCATCGCGGTGATCTGTTCGGGAGAGAGGGCCATCATCTCGTCATCCGACAATTCCAGTGGGTTCTTGCCCACTACATCCTTGGTATCGACGTCGGCCATGGTTAAGCTCCTTCAGCCAACAGCTCAGCATGCGTAGCTTCGTCAGACACGATGCTGCGTTCGGCCATACCGGCCAATTGCACGATGGTGGTGAAGTACTGGTGCAACGAGCCGATCGAGTCGATATCACGCAGGATCAGTGCTTGCTTTTCGGGGGATGCCATGCTGGCTTCAGCTTTCAGCTTAACCAGACGGATTGCTTCTTTTTGCAGATAGCCTTCGGTGATGACATGCTTGAAATCACTGTTTTTCAGCAGCCGTTGGAATGCCGAATTGGTTTCGACAAGTGCCTTGGCTGTTTCGAGGTTACGCTCGATTTCTTGAATTTGATCTGCTGGGCTCATGGAGTTCTACCATTGCTTTCAAAGGTTAATAGAATGTGGTTGTTTCTTGTATCGGTGCAATATTAAACCAACTTAAGCTTTTTTGTTAGCAATATATTGCTTAACGAGGTCAAGTTTCTTTTCTTCCATCTTGAAGCCGTGGTCTACCTCTTTCAGCTTGGCTTGACTACGTGCCTGTTCCCCGATCTGCTGCAAGTCCCGCTCTTGAGTCACACCCGATTCCTGTTCAACGAAATCGAGGTTCTTCTTGTCGGTATCCGACTGCATGTTGCTGGCTTTAGCAGCTTCCGTAGTCGTTTTACCAGCAGCCAGATTGGCTTCAGCATAGATCTTCTGGGTCTTGGCTTGGATTTCAGCAATCTCAGCTTCCATCTTTGCAATTTCCAGCTTCTGCAGCATTTCTGCAACAGGATCAGGCTGTGGTTGGTAGTTCTCGATGGAATGGGCGAGCTCAGGCATCTTGCGCAGACGGGCAATATCAGCCAATACCATACGGGACATTGCCGGGTCCATATTCGGACCCATGGTCTGGAGCATGAAACCCAGTTCCTGGGCTTGTTTCTCATCTTCTTCAGCAGTGCTGATGCCCAGCTTGAGGTCGAAGTTGCCAGCCAGGTCGTCACGACGCACTGCAACGAATTCATCATTGGTCAGGCGAATGACTTCCTCTTCACCCAGGAATTCGCTGTTCATGGCGATGAACTTGCGGCCGATTTCGACAATACCTGCGGACAACCGACGAAGAATGCCCAGCTCACGCTTTGATGCAGCATCCAGAGCACCCCGGATACCTGCTGCAACATCACCCAGGGACGAGCCAGAGATACCACCAGAGAAGCTCTTGACCCCGGTCAAGGACTCAGCTTCAGCATTCTGGTATTCGACCATGAACTGAGCCGATTGTGGGATCTCAGGGTACTTGTGCATGAACACACCCTGGCTAGGATCCACATTCGGATTGAATTCGTAATCGAGACCCTTATCGAACTTGCGGCGGTTGGTGGTATCGAGCATGTCCTTGCGGATACCCGTCTGTCCATTGGCCGACTTGCCCATGATGTCGACCATGCCACGGGTTACTGCACCCACTACCTTCTGGTTGTCTTCGAGCAGGGCACCATCAGGCTCGCCATACACGCTGCGGCGTACTGGCAGATACCGAACCACAACGAATGGCAATGCCTTGTCCGGGAACGGGTTCAGTTCCATACGGATGGTCACATCACCGGCCCACGCAATCACCACTGGCTTGAGAACACCATCACCGGCGATGTCCCAGAAACCCCAGTATTCATAAACGATGAACTTCTTGCGAGGCTGGTCGTTGAAGTTGAAGTTGGCCGCGGCAGCATCCGATGCAATGTGGTCTGGCTGGCCCAGGATCGAAGAACCAGTGACATTGATCTGCTTCAGGTTCTTGTAACGCTTGTCTTTCTCCAGGTCTGCCATGCACGTTTCGAAACTGTGCACGATGAACTTGGCTTTCTTGAAATCACCACCACAAGTAGGATCGATTACCACATTGCGATAGTCCAGAATCGTTACTGTTGGTGCGTTCTTGAGTACCTTGGTCTTCTCTTTCCATTCCTTGCCGACGATGATCGGTTCGATTGGAATCTGCCGTTCCATGGCCAGGTCATGAGCTTGCTTGAGCTCATCCGGCACATCGGTGGCATATTGGGAGGGGGATTCCTGCTTCAGCATGGCCAGATGCTCATGCATCGGGGCGAATGACGTATTGACCACGAACTGCACGATAGGGACTTCGGCCATGTATTTCTCTTCGTGGTAATCCCAGCCGGTCTGCACGATCACCGTACCCTCATCGACAGCGGTACGCACATACTCATCGATGAAGCCAACTTTATCGATGGATGTATTGAACTGGTTGTTCAGCACCAACTGATTCTGTCGGGACGATTTCACATCCTCCCAGGTATTCGGCTTGACCTTGAACAGGTCATCACGGCTCAGGAATGGCTCGGACAATGCGGCATAACGCCATTCAGCCTGCTTGCGAATCAGCTTGGGCTGAATACTGGAATTCCCTGGTACTGGCTTAATCTTGGCCGCACCAGTGATGTTGAGATTGTCGATCCAGCCGTTGATCTTCGAGCGTTGAGTCTCATGAATGGGTCGAGCATCCTGGAGATCCTGCTTCAACTTCAGTAGTGATGGGGGATTGGCCCAATCAGTGAGAGGTTCATTTCTTAATTCGATGAAGTCCACAGGTTCAGTCATAATGTGTAGTATCCAGTTTGTTCTAAGTTATCCCCTACTTCACAAAACCGTAAAGGACTCATCATGCGCTTCGTATCCCTGCATTCTAACTTCAAGTTGCCTGTAAGATCCACTAATCAAGCGGCCGCATACGATATTTTCATGCCTGAACATGGTTCGGCAGGTGAATACGTGGCCGTAAGGGTGCCTCTTGGCTTTGCAGCCGAGGTTCCGACTGGCCATGTGGCCCTACTCCTTCCCCGATCGGGTGTGGGTTCAAAGTCCGGACTGGAATTGAACAACACCTGTGGCGTAATTGATGCAGATTACCGAGGCGAGTGGGTAGCCACCCTCAAGGTGAAGCACTTCCCTGGCACTCGCTGGCTGGCAGGAGACCGAATTCTCCAATTCTTGATCGTTCCGGTACTCTCCGTGGTACCCGAACTGGTAGACTCACTCACACCCACCGAGCGTGGTGAGGGTGGCTTCGGATCCACCGGTGTTTAGCCCCAAACCAAACCAAAAGGAGCACCACATGCGTATCTTTGCCTACACCGCCTCCTTCAATTTCCATCCGGAGTACATCAACGTCACCCCACTGGAGAATGGATCGACCATCCTGACAGTACGTACCCAAGGGGAGAATCAAACCAGCAAGATCAACCTGCCCCCGGAACAGCTCGAAGCGCTCGGTAAATGGTTCCTGGCCCGTGCGGCCGAATTTAAGGCAGCATAGCCATCAAAACCCAATAAAAAAGCCCCTCACGGGGCTTTCTTTTTAAGGGAATCCGCGGTTTCGCAGCTTGGCACCCGAACTTCCTTGGTCCACTTCCAGACCGGCACCTTCCAGGAACTGGCATTCCATCTCGAATTTGGCCGCATAGTTGTTGCCAGCGTTGAATTCGTTCGTCATGCCGATCGGATTGTTGATCCGCGAAGCCACAAACAACAGCAAGGCATTGAGATGGCTGTACGGCAGCTCGATTTCAGTGGTACCAGGGTCGAATGCCCCTACATCCGGATCGATGATGGGATGGTTGGCCCGGTACACCAGATTCAGCCTGGCCGTCTGCAGGTAACTGGGCAAATCCGAGGTCTCATTGGCCAGTGCCAGAGGGATGCGCAGCGTATCCGCACTGGGAGTGATGCATCCGTACTTATCGGTTGAGTCATTCAGGCCGAATTCCACCCCATCATCGGTCAATACTCGCTCGATCTTCAGGATGTCATCCTTGAATGGCTCCGTCACGGTATCGATGATGTATTTCGCAGGCTCCAGCACCGGTTTGCCGTTCACCGCATGTTTGCTGTGCAAGCGATACGACTCCCGGCCCGCCACCGGCTGCAGAATCAGACGTCCTTCCTTCAAATTGAAGCGCTTGTACAGCTGCGTCAGACCCAGGTTCACGTGAGCCATGATCGCAACGTAGTTGTTCTCATTGATCTCTCCGTTCTCCACCCCACCAATCGCAAGCTGTACCAGTTCACCATGGGTAAGTTGGTCAAATACCTCTTTAATTTTCATAGTACATCCCTTAAACAATATATGAAGAGCGCCGATCACCAACAGGATCAACCACATCGATATCCCACAAGCCATCACCCTTTTCCGAAGAGATCATCGGTGCTTCTTCCGATGGTTTCCATGGACTGAGTGAAGCCAACATCGACACTGTATCACTGAAGTCATCATGTTTACTACGGAAGCCACCAACAGCGGCGAGACTGAGCTCATTTATCGCTTCAACCATGGTGGGTTCAGCCTTCCTCTCGATAGGGAAGAAGATCTTGTGTGCCTTGAACAGTGGCACCACGATGTTAAACCGCACCATCTTGTTGGTATTCGGGCGAATCCCAGGCTTTCCATCATTGTTTTCCGAAGCCAGGGGGAAGTAGATATTCCGGACCATCATCTGCTCCTGAATCCAAGGAATAAATCCAGCCTGCTGGCCACTGATCTCAATGCCCACTTGCTGCACCTTGAATGCCTGAGCCAACCGGAACAGATCGTCCATGTTTTTGCCCATGTCCTGACGCTTGCAGACACCATCCACCCACAGCCAATCACCGACGTTGTTGTACGCCCACACACTGATGACCGAATAGTCCGCTGCCTGCTTGGCTGACGTCGCAAAGTCTGTCGTGATATAGAAGTTGAACCGGCTCTTATTCCTAAGCACCAGGTCCAGCTTGTACCAGCCGATATCCGAGTCCAGGATCAGGCGATCCTCTTCAGACATAATCCGCAGCATCAGCTCCTGGTTGAAGGTCTCCACCTTGCCCAGCTTCACCGCATCATCGTACTGCTTCTTCACATACTTGTACGTGAAGCGATCGGGCCAGCTCCCCCTAAACTCTGCCTCCGTGCACGGAAACTGCTCGCACACCGGGAACACGTTGACCGCCCAGGCACCCGACTCCACCGCCTTGTACAGCGGATCCTTCGCATTAAACGGTGTACCTGACCAGATGATTAAGTTCCTGGTTGGATGCAGCGCATAGTTCACTGCCTTGTACACCGTATCCTCCACCGCACTGATCACGGTTGCCGACCGTGCATCCTCATCACTGATCAAGTCATCAAGCACCGCAATGTCCGGCCGCTTACCCATCTCCTTCGCACCCCGCACACCGGTCTTGGCACCATACCCCTTCACAATGAACACCTTGCCATCAGCATTCTTGAACTCCCAGCGGATATCAGTGAACCTGGCTTCAGGAATGAACTGCTTCAGGAAGTCCGAGTTGTCGTACCTGAACTCCAAGTTCTTCCGCATATTCTTGACACCATTCTCAATACTGTCCGAGACATACAGTGCCAAGTCCACCCTACCGAAGCCAGGAATCTCACCATACACCGCGATGTACAGAAACAGATACTCACCCATCACAGTGGTCTTGGCGATACCCCGATGGCATAGATTAATCACCCTGGCTCCCGCCTTGGTCAGCGTGTCCAGCATGTGATAGTGTACCAGGGGAGTCTTGTGCTCCTCCCCCTGCTGGCCATTCACCAGCTTAATGAACGTCACAAACTCCAACGCAAACAAGCTTGGTGAATACCCAGGGTCGATCTCATACGAGATATTGTTGAGATAGTCCTCCACCTTCCAAGGCGCAGCCGACTCAATCGCCTCCAGCACTGGGTTACCCACAAAGGTAACATTTGGCTCCGCTGGTTTTACCAGCCCCGCCGTGCTCATTGACTATCCTCAAAATTCTCAACCTTACCGGCATCGCTATCTACCCCATTTAGCAGCACATCCATGCCAAACATGAACACGACCAGGCCCACCAGGAAGCCAAGAAACCAATGAGTCAAGACTGCTACCACCAAGCCAACAATACAAGCAGGGGTAGCAGCGAACAGTACCGCGGCCAGAAATGGATACTTACGCTTATCACACATGACCAGCCTCCCTGACTTCCACCACCTCAGCTTCAATCACCCGGCTGTGTGCCGCCTCCTGTGCATTCATCTGCCCCGCTTCAATCGACAACCTTTGCTGGCGTGCCAGCTCCAAAGTAGTCTGCCTGAGCTGGCTGATCACACTGCTCTCGCTGACCTTCACATCCAGCTCCACCTTGGACACATCCGGCATCTTCAACGCCTGCATCAAATGCGCCGCAGCATCACTCCTCACCTTCTCGGAGTGGGCACTCACCATCAACTCAGCCTGTACATTCAGTGCCTTCTGATACAGATCCTGGTTCAGCACATAGCTTGGAATGAGCGTCTGCTCGAAGATGAGGTTGACCAGCTTCCCTTTGTTATACGCAGTCACGTAAGAAGCAATGTCCTTGCTGCTCACACCCTGGTTGGCAAAGTTGACCATCTTGTCCGGGAAGGTTTTGCTGTATGCATCGATGTTCGAGCATCCCATCAGCTTGTGACTCACATACTTCACTGCGTTGATGTAGTCCGGTACCTTGAACCGGCCGTCAGCCATCACCCTGGTATAACTTACCAGGTTCTCCCGGTAAGATTCATACATCTCAGGATCACTGAGCGTCTTGTTGATCTGGTCGATCAACTCTTGATTGACGCTCTTCTTTACCTTCTCAGGTAAAGCAGTCTTGAACTCTTCTACTGTTAGTGCACCCATAGACAAACCCCCGTAGTTACCTTATCGGCTTCATATGGTAGGGGATTGTACAGGACAGTAAGTATTGATCAATAGCAACCGCAGGTTTTGTAGGAATTTTCTACAAAATTTTTGGACGGGTCTACAGGATTTTTTGTAGTTGGGTACGTGTGTAGTACTGAGGTGTCCAAGGTCAAAATCCGAACCCCCCCCCCCCCACTTCTCTGCGTTTTCAAATTAGGGCACCCCTACCCCACCCTTCGGGTATGTACTGGATGGTAGACGCATGGGCCTAGTAAGTACAACCCTATAGCATGCGCATCATCCATTGTTGTTCTTCAATAGCATGACTAGCTATCTTGCTATCACTCACCTTTAAAGGAGTATCACCATGGGTCACGCATTCACCGCCTTCTTTGCCTTCTTCACCCAACTGTTCTCAGCAGCTGAACGTGGAGCATCCGCACTCAACCACATTGCAACGTGGGCAGATGAGGCAGCAGGTACATTCGAAGACGAAGCACGTCACAACCGTAATGAACGTGTCAAGCAGATGATGAAGGAAGCAGGTATCACCGCTCTACCCAAAGCTGATGCCAAAACGCCATCCACCAAACTGGCTAAGCCCGTCGCAGAATAACGTGTAACACGTAATACCCTTGTAGCACTGGCCTCTTACCCTAACCGGTAGGAGGTCTTTCACATCTACACACTGCATTCGCTTCGCTCATACACACCAACACCTTCACACACAAAGAGACAGTAGCCTACGGCTATGGAGTGAGATCAATCCCTTATATCACCGGAGCACATCATGCGTTCAACCATCACTGTCCTGTCCAGCGTCGCTGCCTTCACCTATCTCAACATGGGTGCCGAGCATGTGGTTCATCCTCTCATTGCCTACCCTGTGGCACTGACCATGTTCGCTATTGCATGCTGCTCAAGCACATTGCTCAAGAAGTTTTACCACTGAGTTAAATATCCCACTATGTGGGATATTTTCATTACACAGTGTTGCTATTTACTCAATGTAAGTTAGTACTCACTTACATGGAAAGTCTGATGGAGAGCGGGAGTTGGGTACTGTAGTACTAAATATCTCCTCCATCCTAATCTTGCTCCCCATCAACTTACTCCCCACACACACCACTTACAATACCGATATACACCCGATATACTATCCTTATCCGCACTCAACCTCACTAAGTTGAACTAAACACATACCCATTTCCATTCCTATGGTATCCTCCGTGCAGTCTATACATATCAGAAAGACAACTATCATGTCCTCTTCTAACATCACCATCAACACAAACGCAGGTAATGGCTCTGGCAACAGTAAAGTCACACTGTCCTTGCGCCATCTCATGTACCTCTTGGACATACATGCTGGTGTCTTTGATGAGAACGTGCACAGTGGCCTCTATATCGCCCATGGTGAGGCGTTTGCCCATACAGTGGCCGAACTTATCCGCACTGGATTGATCCGCTATGAAGGCACTCACAGCACCACTGCACTGGGTACTGCCCATGTACTTCATGTATTGCAATTAAACGTGGCTCTTGAATAAGCAAGGGTCGATGTTGTCTTATTGTCTATG